GCACCCAGCTTCCGAGCAATCAGCGACGCGATAAAGAAAAAGACACCGAACGGAATGCCCGCGTAGGCAGAAAACAAAAAAACCGCCGGCTGCATCATCGTGATAACTGAAAACATCGCCCCCAAAATGCCCAGCGCAACGATGCCCGCAGAGGCTTCTAGCGAGAGGTTCCGTTTGCTTAACAGGAAGACTGCGATCCACGTCGCAATCAGCAAAACGCAGCCAATCAGTATACTCCACCAAGTGGCCTCGCGGAACGCGAACGACACAACGTCGAAAAAATCCAGCTTGTCGACTTGCATCATCATCTCCGTCCCTAAGAATCTCACGCTTCGGCTTCGCGCTCAACCTTCGTTCGCGGGAATCCAGAACCTCATCTCCCGCCCCGTCTCTCTGACGCGATACGCCACCTTGAACCGAGACTCGTACTTATTGTGCACGCCGCTCGTCTCGAACGCTTCGGCGTCATAAATGAACCACCAGTCGCCTTTGGTGATCTTCTCGTGCATTCCTCTTAGCGCGGCCTTGCGTGGATGATTGGCGAGATAGGCGCGGTAGGTTGCTTCGGGGACTTCGCGCCATTCGCCGTCGTCTGTGAGCCGCATGTTCGATTTCGTTCGCGAAGACTTGCCCTTGGCCGCCAAGCTAGCAGGCGTCTTCTGCCTTGTCGCTCTGCTGGTCCTTTGGGGCTATCTCGTGTGGAGAGGATGAGGCGGCTTCGAGCATTGCCTGATAGTCCTCGCGAAAACTGCCGAGCGTCCAGATGCCGACGCTGGCATCCTTCGGCCAACTCGCGACGAGCGCGCGCAGCATTCCGATCGTCGGCTCACGCGGCACCACGCAATGTGTCTCGTTGAGCTTCGCCAAGAAGGCGTCGATGACCGCGTTAGCCTCGAAGGTCGCGTTACCATAGAGCCCGTCCACGCCGTCGTAGAGCCTGCTATGCAAAGCTTCCGCGGCTGCGTGACGCGCATCCTCTACTGCTTTCCGTGGATCAGTCATTACCAGGGGCCTTGATGTGTTTCATCAGCGCTTCGTAGTCGTCGAATTGCGGCAGTTCGGACGCTTCAATCCCGACGCGAACGATTGCAGCTAGGTCCTTTACGATTGACCGGCGCACATCGGCATCAATGCCATTGAAGCCATGCTTGATCCCGGAGCGGTCGCACAGATCGTACAGGATGGCGCAGGCGATTTGCTCCGCTTTGTCCTTCGGCTTTCTGTCATGATAGGGGTACAAATAACCCAGCCCAAGCTGGCGGACCGTGGCGTCGAAATCCAGCGCCATCACTCGACTCCCTGCGGTCTTGGCTTAAGGCCAATGCTCTGCGCCATGTTGTTCACGGCGCGCTGAAGTGGGTTGTACGGACCTTCAGTTAACTCGGCAAAGCCGACGATGCTTGAGCGCGGCTGGGCGTCCAAACCTGTAGCCGTCACGCAGTAACCAACAGGCTCAACCACGACCGCAATGGCGTCTCCGCCGTAGAACTTGAGGCGCTCGTTCAGCGCCTCCTTGATCAGCTCCGCCTGCTTTGTCTGGAACACGTCGATGGACTGCATCAGCCGCTTGCGGGCGTCAGTCTCCTTGGTTCCGATCCACCACGACCATGCGGCATTTTTTGCGTAGTCGAGCATCACAGGCCCTCCACAGCAAAGCGCGAAAGCTGCTGAGCGTGCGTGATTTCCTTCTTGTGCTGTTCGCTTAGGCCTGTGTTCCACATGCCATCGATGGCGGCGTTGAGAGCTATCAGCGCGTTCTCCAACTGGACGACGCGCCGCTCAGCCTGAGCCGCGCGCTTCACCGCGTCGGCCGCCGTCGCCACGGTCTTGTCGAGATGCAGCGCAAGACTTTCGATCTGCGCCTCGGCTGCGGCGACGGTCTTGGCGGCTTCATGCTCGCCCGCGTCCACGCTAAGCAGCTCGGCGACCTGTTCCGTGGTAAGGAGCGGGCTCACGGCTGCGGCTCCCCCTTCTGCTGGTGCTCCAGCGCGGCGCGGATTTTGTCGGCGGCTGCGCGGGCGCGGCGTATGTTCCCGATGTTGAGCGTGTAAGGGAGCCCGCGTCCTGATTTTGCCTGCGCAATGCCAACGATGACGCCGTCAGGTTCAAGGTCAGGGCCAGCGTCTACGCGCTCTGCGGCACTCGCAAACGGCTCCAGCGCCGACAGCGCCTCGCGCAACAGCTCGCGCTCCGCAGTCTCATCGTCGTGTGTCACTCGACCGTCTCCCTGAACTTGACGCCGTGCCGTGCTGCGAACGCCTCCACCAGCATCGTAAACTCGGAATGCTCCTGCACTGACAGGTCCGACGTGTGCATCCCGACCGGAACCATCCCGCCATCTTCGTGCGGCATCCAGGTTGCGCCACGATAGGAGTGCATGAAGTAATCCTTCCACGCCTGCGGCGGATAAAACTGGCCATGCCAACAAAGCTGCGTGGCGATGTCCGTCAACATAGCCCACTGCCGATCATTCTGCGGGATTGAGCGCTTCGGGCCTTGAAACGTAACGCGCGTATCCTTCGGCGCACGACGTATCCAGTCGATGGCCTTGGCCTTCATCGCATCGTTCCAAAGCACGAGGAGCGCACGACCCATCAGCCCCGCGCCCCTGCTTCATCGCTCCACTCGACCGTCTCGGCCATGTCTTCCAGCCGCGGGATGTACGCGAAGCGATAGAATGCGCGCATCAGATGCGGACGCTTCTGCTTCAGCGCTTTCTTCTCAGGCGATAGCCACCACGCTTTCAGATCCTCCCGCGTCGAGAATGCGTCCATCTCGGCCTCAAGGATCGGCCACTCGGGCTGGGTGGTCTGATCGACTTCCTCGCCGTCTTCGTTAGAGTTAGAAGGCGGCTCCCGAGGCGTTTCCACCTGTCCAGGTTCCTCGGGAGCCGCCAGTTGACCGCGCGGGGGAGAGACCGGCGCGGATTCCATGTCGCCCATTTCCTCGGGCGTGTAGACCCCGCCAAGGCAGGCGGGGTAGGCCGTGCGAACGCCGTCGCTGATGACGCGCGCCTTCAGCATGTTGCGGGCAAACTTCTTCCACATATCGCGGCCGGCAAGACCCGCAGCCTTGGCGCGTTCCATGTCCCAGTCGATCTGCACCGGTTCGCATTGCGGATGGCTGAAAATCGCTGCGCATCGGGTGTCGGACAGTTCCGTCCACTTGATGTGACCGCCCGCCTTCTGGAAGCGCGCCAGCATCGATTCCGCTTTTAGCGCCGGGCGTCCGTTGATGACGCTGTATTCCTCCACAACGCTGGTGAAGGATCGGCCCTGTGACTGGGCGATGATCATCAGCGGGAGCATTTCCTCCTCGCTCTTGAAGCCATAGAAGCGCGACCGGACGGCGGCCTGCGCAAACATCCGCATTTCGTCCAGCGACGACATGCGCGGTTCGTGTTTCGTCAGTGCAGTCACGCTTTCTTCTCCGCTCGGGTGATGATGTGGTCCAGAAACTCTGCCAGCGCGCGCATCTCGTGCTCTGATGCGCAGCGCTCGCGCACCAGTCGGCGCATCAGGCGCTCGCAGTCGGAGCGCAGGGTGTCGTCAGTGGCGGGGCGCGGGGCGTGGGGGCGGAGTGTGTGAATGGTGGCGGTCATGCGTCACCTATCCAAAGCCCCGAATCCTCAAAGTAGTCGCTCGGAGGTTCGGCAAAGCAGTGCTTGCAGTGATGGCCTTCCCCGCGCTCGTATTCGTAATCGTGATCCTCACAGTGATCCGGGCAGATCGCGCCGGAGTTGTCCGCTGGCGCAACTGCGCATTCGACGCCGCAGACCTTGCATTTGAAATCGGGCTGGTTGGCCATCACGACACCTCCGCATCTAGACGTGCCTGCCAGTCGTCCGCGAACTTGCGGAGCTTGCGCGTGTCGAGGTATTCAATCGGGAAAGCCATCTCATACGGCTTGTGCTGATCGGGCTTCAGGCGCCGCATGATCTTCGCGTCTAGCTTCTCGGCCTTGTCCATCAGGTCGGCCAGTTCCTCAATCATGCTGACCGTGGTGGCGTCGCCGTAGTCTGCGCGTCCTTCAAAGATTTTCATGGCAGCGGCCTCCGCAGCTTCATGCACGTAGAGCGCACCACGTTGACCGTCTGACGCGGCTTCATCCACGCCGTCAGGTCGAACGCGCTGACCTCCGCAGAGCGTGCCAGATGCCGCTCAAGATCGAAGGCGGGGCGGGTGAGGGCGATGGCTTCGCGGATCATTCCGACACCCGCTCGTCGCGACGCTGATCACGGCGGTAATCAGCGATTGCTTCAGCCTCAGCCGCTCGCGCATCGCCGACGAACACCTCCCAAGCGCGCCAAGCGTTCGCATCGATCTCCGCGCGCTCGACCGTCGATGTCGCGCTGATCGGCAGCGCTTCGTATGCGCTTGTGCGGAACAGGTCCGCTTCCGTGCCGCTCAGCTCGTCCGCAATGTCGTCAATCAGCGCGTCAAAGAGGCGGCGCGCTTTGCGGGCGGACATGCCCACATTCATCGCGATATCGATTGCCTGCCAGAGCGCGGCTCCCGCGTCGTGGCCTTCCATCGCGATCCGGTCGGCTTCCTGCTCGTAGTCCATGCGTGTCTCCCTTGCTACGGGAGAGGTAAGCACATAGCTGACCTAGATGGCAAGCAAAATCGTCAGCACATGGCTGACTTTTTTATGCGCGCTTGCGTTTTCCGTCTGGAATGAAGGAGTTGAGCACTTTCAACGCCTGGTCTCGATCCACAGCGGGGATTTGATCCCAGATCGACCAAATGGCTTCAGGCGCGGTCGGATTGCGCATTAGAAGGTCGGCGGGGTCGCACGCCAAGGCTTCTGCGAAAGCTTCGAGAAGTCCTTGATTATATTGGCGTCTTTGCCTTTCGAGGTCGGAAACATGCTGTTTCGTGATGCCGACGCGTTCCGCTAACCGCTCCTGAGTGAGATTACGGTAGGTGCGCCATTCGCGCAGGTAGAACCTCTGCTGTGCCATTGCACAGCCTCTCCCACGGGGTGTGGGTACTGTCGTTCACTATCCTGCTGACTGCCGCTTGACAACTAGGTCAGCCATATGCTGACTAGTACGCATGACGCTGACAGAAGCCAGACAACGCGAAGGTTTGAACGTCCCGCAGCTTGCGAAAAGGCTCGGGATTTCAAAGCAGCATTTGTACGACATCGAGAAGGGCGAGCGTTCGCCGGGCCGCGAACTGGCCGTCCGCATCGTCGAGATTTACCCCAACGTTGACCTTCTGAGCCTGCTTCGCGGGCAGCAGGGGGCAGCATGACCCTCCATCCCAACTCGGCCTCTGGCCACCCCGCGCCGCTGTCCCATTCCCCCAGACCCGCAGCGGCGTGGGCTTTGTATTCGCGTCCGTCCCCCCGGCGCGAACGGCGGCGAGCCACCCTTCAAGCACCGACCCCCGGCTCGCCGCCGACCCTTTCTGAGAGACGAGCCTGAACGCAAGCGACCGGCGCTGACACGCCGGCCGCCGAGAGTGCCGATCAATCCAGGTCGATGGAGCCGACCAGACCGTGACCGACCATCAGACATTATCCCGCGCACGTGACGAAACAATGGCCGAACTGCCGTTGGCGATGCGGAGCGCATCGGGCGAAGAGTGGCGCGCCGTCGCTGGCTACGAAGGCTTATACGAGGTCAGCAACCAGGGCCGCGTTCGGTCTTTGGCGCGAGTGGTGAGAAAGTCGGACGGCACGAAGCAGACTTACGCCGGTCGCATACTTCGGTCTGCCGTTACAGCCGGTGGCTACCGTATCGTGGCACTCAGCAGAGGCGGAAAAACGGTCACCAAAACCGTTCATCGCCTTGTCGCCACGGCATTTCTTCCGCGCGCTGATGAGCGTGATGTCGTCAACCACATCAATTTTGACCGTGCTGATGCTCGCGTCGAAAATTTGGAGTGGGTCACTCAAGCGCAGAACTGCCGGCACACAATCAGCGCTGGCAGGTGGTTGGCTCCAAGGTGTCGTGGAGAGGACGCAGGATGCGCAAAGCTCACTGAGCGTGACGTTGTGGCGATCCGGCGGGAGTTCGCTTTGGGCGCGTCGATGCGCAGCCTTGGCCTCAAGTACGGCGTCACCGGAATGTCAATTAAGCGGGTCGTCACCGGAATGACGTGGTCCCACATTGCGGAGGGTCTGCGTGGTTAGCGGTCTTCCTCTTTTCGATACAGCCAAAAATTGGAAAAAGGCGGGAACGTCGTCAGACGCTGCTGAAGCCGCCGCGCGTAAGGCTCCCTACTGGCGCGGCAAATGCTTAGAGGCTCTGCGCGTCCGTTCGATGACAGGCGACGAGGTCGCCGCCTTCCTCGGCGTTGATGTGCTGACCATCCGCCCGCGCCTGACCGAATGCTTCAATCGCGGCCTGATCGAGACCACCGGCGAGCGCAGGCCCACCCCGCGCGGCCGTACCGCTGACGTGTGGCGGGTGCGCGGATGAGCATCCAGATCATTCAGGGCGACTGTCGGACTGAGCTGGCGAAGCTGGCTGACGAAAGCGTCAACTGCGTCGTGACCAGTCCGCCGTATTTCGGCCTGCGCGACTACGGCGTGGACGGCCAGATCGGGCTTGAGAATACACCCGACGCCTTCGTGGCGGAATTGGTTTCGGTGTTCCGCGAAGTGCGCCGCGTTCTGCGCGATGACGGGACGCTGTGGCTCAATCTTGGAGACAGCTACGCCGGGAGCGGGCGAGGCATAGGCGACACCAAAACCGAGAACCTGCGCAACCCTGCGTCTCGAGATATGCATGACGCGCGCGTTGAGTCTGGCGCCATCGGTCGGGCATGGGTCAAGCCCCCGGTCGGCTTAAAGCAGAAAGACCTCATCGGCATCCCGTGGCGCGTCGCATTCGCGCTGCAGGCGGACGGCTGGTATCTTCGCCAGGACATCATCTGGAGCAAGCCGAACCCCATGCCCGAGAGCGTGCAGGACCGCTGCACGAAGGCGCATGAGTACGTTTTCCTGCTGAGCAAGTCGCCGCGCTACCACTACGACGCGGACGCGATTGCGGAGCCCGTAGCGCCCGCCACAGTCACCCGTCTGGCGCAGGACGTGGAGAACCAGCAAGGCTCTGATCGCGTTCCCGGCAAGACCAACGGCGCGATGAAGGCGGTTGCTCCCCGCGCTAATGGATCCACGCTGACAGGCGGCGACTACGGACGCCATCACCTTGGCGAGGCGCTGCCCGAAGTGGAGAGACGCGACGTTGGCGTGGGTCACAACGTGCGCCCGCGCAAAGCCGTTCCGAACGGGGCAGGCCGCGCATCTGGCAACAAGTCGCACAAGTACGTTGACCAGTACGAAGCCGAGGACAGCGAACAGCACCGCACCAAGGCGGGCCTTATGAAGGTGGCTGACGTTGCCTATGATCGCCGCAACGCCCGCTCCGTCTGGAACATCGCAACTCAGCCTTTCAGCGAAGCCCACTTTGCGACGTTCCCGCCAGAGCTTGCAGAACGCTGCATCAAGGCTGGATGCCCCGAAGGCGGCACAGTGCTGGACCCGTTCTTTGGCGCTGGCACGACTGGCCTTGTCGCTGATCGCCTTCAGCGCAACGCCATCGGGATCGAACTGAACCCCGCTTATGCAGAAATCGCCCGCAACCGCATCCAGCGCGATGCGCCGCTCTTTGCGGAGATTTCCGCATGACCGAGATTGTCGCCATGATCCAGCACATGCGGGCGAAGGGCATCGCTTGCAGCGTCATCCTTGAGGCCGTCGAAGCTCTGGCCTGCGCCAAGCAGGATGCGCTCGAAGAACGCCGCGCCGCTGACCGCATCCGCAAGGCCCGGTCACGCGCCGCACAGCGCGCAGCATTGAAATCTAAGGAAATGTGTCCCGTGACACCTGCGGACTCCGCGGACACGGATTCTCCCTCCCCCCTTGTTTCCCCCCCTAAGCCCCCCACACCCCCAAACACCCCCCCTATAATCCCCCCATCCTCAATAAATCCTGCGCGCGAAAACGCGAAAACGCCGGAAACAAAAGGATCGCGGCTGCCTCCCGACTGGGCGCTGCCCGACGACTGGCTCGCTGACGCAGGCGACATCGCCTTCAAAGCAAAAACCCCCATCACCGAGCAGGAAATCCGAAATGAAGCTGATAAGTTCCGCGATTACTGGACCGCCAAGCCGGGCGCCGCAGGCCGGAAACTCGACTGGCGCGGGACGTGGCGAAACTGGGTCCGTAGCTATCTCGACCGGCGGCCAAAGCCGCGAAATGCACCCGGCGGTCATGGCCCGGCTGCCTTCGGCCAATCTGGGAGCGTCCCTATCGAAGATATCGTCGCTTGGCGTGCATTGCAGCGTCGAAATGGAGACGGTGTTCCCGACGAACGAACACGGGGAGACGACGTTCCGGCAGAGGCCGACTGCGTTGAAGGTGACTACCGACTCGTCGGCTGACATCGCAGCCGCGCTGCGGGTGGCCAACGAATGCCTACTTCCCGCGTCGATCGAGCAGGTCGAGGCCTGGCTGGCGGAACTGGCCATCAAGACCGTCCGGCGCAAGTCGTCGGAGATCGGCTCCGAGATGGCCCTGACGGTCTACACGAGCCATCTGCGCCAGTACCCCGCCGACGTTGTCCGCTACGTGCTGGCAGGCTGGGCGGGCAAGTGGTGGCCGACCTGGGGTGAGCTTGCCGAGCGTCTGGACGAGCTGACCGACACCCGGCTCATGATCCGCGACCGTCTTGCCGACATGGTCGCAGGCACCACTCCTGAGCCGGAAGCAATCGACCGCACAGCCGAGCGCCTGAAGCAGCTCCGGGACGAACTGGAAGCCGCTGAACGTGTCGCGGCGAAGTATCCCGAACTGGCCGACAGCAGCTTGCGCAAGCGCGAGGCCATCGCGGCTGAAATCTCGAAGCTGGAAAGGACGTAACATGTACGACGGGCAGGTCGTTCAACCGAGGGCCAAAATCAGGGAGGTGCAAGCCGTCGTCGCGGCCATGCATGGGCTTCCCGTCGAAGCCATGTGGAGCAGGTCGCGCAAGCACAAATGGGCGCACCCTCGACAGGAGGCCATGGCGCTGGCGCGTGAATTGACGGGCCGCTCGTTCCCCGAAATCGGCATCATGTTCGGGGGCAAGGATCATACGACGATCCTCTATGCGCATCGCAAGGTCACGAAGCTTGCCGAGACCGACGCAGTACTGGCTGAGCGTCTCGCCATCGCACGCGCTCGCATCGCCGCGCTGGTGGCCGAGCGTGTCGCCAAGCAGCCGACCTCGACAGGCTGGCAGCCGCCTGCGCCGCTTCGTCCCGCCAAGCCGATGAAGGTGGCGGTTCGGTTCGACCTCGCCGCATGGGCGCGTCTCGGCGGAGAGATGGAGGCGGTGTCGTGACCGCCTTCACAATTCCTGGCGACCCCAAAGGCTGGGCGCGGACCCGATCCAACAACGGCCAGTATTTCACCGCCCCAGAGATGCGCGCCTACCAGAACAACATCCGCTGGCTCGCCAAGGCCGCAGGCATTCGGGAGATCGATGGCCCCGTGTCTGTCGCTGTGGTGGCGCACTATCGCATTCCAGCGTCCGCAACGAAAGCGCGGCGGGCTGCGATGCTGGCGCTCGATGAGATGCCAACGAAGAAGCCCGACATCGACAACGTCGTGAAGAACGTTCTCGACGCGCTCAACGGGCTTGCGTGGAAGGACGACGCTCAGGTGGTGAGCCTGTCCGTCAGCAAGGTCTGGTCGGACGATCCGCGCACGGAGATCGACGTGGAGCGCTTCAAACAGCGCGCAGTGGCGAGGGTCGCAGCATGAGTCAGATTTCAGTAATCGTTTTTTCGCTCATGGGCGTGGCCGTAATGGGCATGGGCTGCATGCTTGTGATTTTAGGCGCGCTCATGTTCCTGCATCCGTTTGGGGTGCGGCCATGACCCGCCGCAACGAAACGCACGACGTAAAAGCCGCCGCTGCTCAGGCCGCACAGCTTGTCCAGCGCCAGACTTGCGAGGGCTGCGCCTACCTGCGCGGCCTGAGACCCAAGTGCGAGGAGGAGCGCGCCGACGCCTACCGTCAGCCGCGCGAGACCTTCCATGAGCGCTGCCAGTTCTACGCGGTGAAGGGCCAGATGGCGCGACCGGCAACGCCAGAGCCGCAGCCTGCCTCACGCGCGCAGATCGCGGGCGAGGTCGCACGGCGCAAACACAATCGCTGGAGGAGGGCTGAGGCGTGATCGACGTGACCCAACAGCGCCTGCGTGACGTGAAGCAGACCCTCTGCGAAGGCGGCTGCATCTCCACGCTGGCGAAGCAATGGGGGCTTTCCAAGCCCGGCGCGCTGCAATGGCTCGACCGCCACGCCCCGCCTGAAGAACGCCGAAAGCTGGCCGAGAACGGCCGCACACGGGCGCAACAGAAGATGCGCGGCTTCGACCTGTCCGCCCGCATGGAGATGATCACCGTCTGCCGCGCCGCCGGCATGTCGTGGGAACGGATCGGGGAGGCCATCGGCGTGACCGCTGTTTCCGTCTGGACCCTCGCCCGCCGCCACGCGCCGGACGGACTGGCCGAAGCGATGGAAGATTTCCGCGAAGATCAACGCGTAGCGTAGCAACAGAGGGACCAGGGACATGGCACTGATTGATGAACTGAGAGAGAAGCTCAAGGACGTCGAAACATACATTGCGGCGCGACACGCCCAAATCCGTGAGCACGGGTCTGCGCTTGAAGAACTTGAACGGCAGCGCTGGGATTTGGACATCGCCATCGCCGCACTGGAGCCCACGCCCGCCGCCGTGACCGAGCCAGAGCCCGAACCCGAACCGCAAGACGACGCCAGCGAGTTCTCCGAGGAAGGCTACGCGCCCGTTGTCGAGGCCGAGCCGCTAGCCGACCCGATCTGGAACGAGCCGGAGCCGACCAAGCCGGAGGCCGACGCACTGGCCAAGGCGGCTGACTATTACAGCCCGGAAGCCGTAGCCGAGCGCAACAAGTTCAACCCTTTCGCCATGTTTCGGAAGGAGGGCGACCAATGAACTGGATTGAAGTCGGCTTCTGGGTCTGCCTGTGGACCATCATCGCGCTCGCCATCGGCTCCGTCATCTGGTGGGGCATCAAGAGCACCGGATCGGGAGGCGGGCAATGATGGGCAAGGATCACATCGACCGCGCGCTTTTAACTGCGCCGGTCCTGGCATTCTTCGTGGGCGTGTCCGTTGCCTACGGGCTTTGCGCACCCAACCCGTCATCGCTGTTTACGTTTCTCGGCATCCTTCCGTTGGGCATCTGCGTTGCGCTCGTCGTTGACGCCCGGCGTGAATTGTGGGGCAAGCAATGAAGCTGGCCGGCCTCTCGATACTCGCCATGACCGCCGCCCTGATGTGGATGCCCCGGCTCGATCCGAACCTGGCGCATCTGGCGTGGGCCAGCCTCGGCCTGCTGTGGATGCTTCTGGGAAGCCTCAAGGACGAAAGGCGCAGGCGATGAAATACTATCTAGACTGCGAGTTTAACGGCATGGGCGGCGAGCTTTTGAGCTTGGCGCTGGTCTGCGAAAACGCCACGCGGCACTCACTGTATCTGGTCCGCGAATGGATGCCAAACGTAGAGCCATGGGTGGCGCAAAACGTCCTGCCGATCATCCACGCAGACACGAACGCGCCGGGACCGAGGATTGTGCTTGTGACGCCCGTGTCGGAATGGGCCAGCGCCATCGAAAGCATTCTAGAAGGCGACAATGACGTCACTATCGTCACTGACTGGCCCGATGACATCAAGTATTTCTGCGAGCTGATCATCACTGGCCCCGGCACGATGATCAACGTGCGCCCAAGCATCAAATTTGAAATGCACCGTGTCGATGCGTACCCGACCAATCTACCGGGCGCGATCCAGCACAATGCCTACTGGGACGCCATGGCGTTGCGCCACAAGCTTCAGTCGCAGGAGCCGCAGCGATGACACAAGCCCCCCTGGTCTGGCACGCCCTCCGCACGAAGTCTCAACGGGAGCAGATGGTGGCCGACGCCCTGATGCGCTTCGGCATTTACGCGCAGGTGAAGACTGAGACCCGCCTCCGTCGACGCACGAAATGGGACAAGGAACGCAAGCTCCGCACCTTCGTCGCCGCCCCTGGCTACTGCCTGATCGGCACCCCGGATGGGGTACCCGTTCCATGGTATCAGATATTCCGCCTGCACATGGTCTCCTCCGTGGTCTCACTCAACGGCCAGCCAGCCCAACTGGACCACAAGGCTGTGCTGGCATTCCTCGGCCATGAGGGTGGGCGCCTGCCGGGCTACTTCCGCCACTTCCGCACGGGGCATGAGTTCAAGATCGGGGACCGTGTTTTGGTCAGCTCTGGCGTCTTCAGCGACCACACAATGCGCGTCCAAGACGTGCAGGATGGCGAGGCGGTTTTTCTGGTCAAGCTGTTAGGTCGCGATCATCAAGTAAGGGTGCCGGTCGATCATTGCATTCCAGCGGCCGCCGCATAGGATTGCGGCGGCGCGGGCGGTGTTGATCGCATCGCCCGCGCCTAACCACGCGCCTTACAGGAGGCACAATGGCCAGACGCGGAATATGCACACTAGATGGTTGTGGCAAGCCACACGTGGCTCTCGGGCTTTGCCGAAAACACTACGCACGACAGTATTACAACGGCGACCAATTGCTCCGAAGGCGAGCAAACGGTAGCGGGTTGGCGTTTGTAAAGACAGCGATTGCTACGCAAACCGACGATTGCATTCTATGGCCGTATGGCAGGTACCCTTCCGGCTACGGCAAGATCCATGACCCTGCCACAAAGAAAAGCGTTGGTGCTCATCAGTTTGTGTGCAGGCTCGCGCATGGCGAACCAAGCGCAGGCATGGAAGTGCGTCACGCCTGCCATAAAAAGGCGTGCATCAATCCGCGTCACCTGAGCTGGTCAACGCACAGGGTCAACATGGATGACAACATAAAGGATGGTCGTACGCTGGCGGGGGAAGCATTGCCGCAGGCAAAACTGACCGAACATGCCGTGATTGCAATCCGATGTTCTAATGAAACGCAACGCGTGCTGGCCAAGCGGTACGGCGTATCGCAAGGCGCAATTTCTCTGATTAAGTTAAGGAAGAACTGGAAACGCGTTAAGGCCGACGCGGCATAACTTGCCTAGGGGTTGCGTGCCTGCCCCAAATCGGTCACAACATGTGCTGGGCGAGCTGTTGGCCGGGGCGGGCAATTACCCCCTTTTCTTAGGCTGGCGTGAAGCGGACCCGAGGCGCTGGGACCGATAGGCAACCCCTTGCACCTTACCCCCGGAGAAAATGCGTCCGGGCTGAACTTGTCCAAAATCGGGGAGCGCCCCCATGTCTTTTCCGATGGTTGAGCAGGCCGCCCCTGAAGCGGACAAGTCGGTCGAAATCGAAGTTACGTCTGAGATGGTTGAGGCGGGAGTTGCCGTGTTGCTAAGCGGAGTTACCGGGGAGGATGCTTTTGCAGTGGCGCCGGAATCTTTGGTAACTGAGCTTCTTCAAAGGTGCCTTTCTATCGCCAAGCCTCCCTATGGCTAATTCACCGAGTGGCCCGGAAGGACCGTGGACGAGTCCTCCCAGACTTTGCGAAGTGCGGCTATCAGATCGGGTATCGTCTCGCTCGGTAAGCGGAAGCCCAATTCTGTCCCATTCAATACAGTGTGGGTCAGGACTAAATTGGACGTGCCTGTCTGACGTGCAACGTGCCATGTCAACGTCTCAAACGCTGGCGTTTTTCTTGGCTGAGATTCCCGGATCGCTGACGCGTCAGCGCTAGCTTTTCCAAGTCTCACCCAAAATCGGGGAGCGCCCCATGTTCCCAACGCAGGCTTTTGCGGATGAGGTCACGCGCCAGCGCTGGGCTCCTGACCCCGAGACGGTCGCAGCCCTCAAATACGTGATCAGGGAGCTGACCCTCCCCGAGAGCGATGGCCTCTGCAAGATCGAACGCGTTCTCCTGACCTGCCAGCACGCCAACCAGCGGGACGAGGAGATCAGGACCGCAGGCTTCGCCATCCTCGGAAAGCGCTTCAAAGATCGGGCGGTTTTCTTTCATGTGGATTGTTCCGACGAGGGCCTTTGCAGTTTCGCCCTGCGCCTCGCCCGTCATTCGCATGAACTGCATTCCAAGCAGCCTGCGAAGGACACCTGGTTCGCCAACCTCCTGAAACCGCGCGAGGAATGGGTCACCGCCCCGACAAAGACCCGCCGCGAACCCCAGCAAAAACCGCCCAAAGCGAGGATGCGCCGATGATCATCCGCACAATCGCAAAGCTCAAATCGCCCCTGTTCGGCGGCAAGCTGTTCGTTGTTTTCGGTCGCAATTTCCGCCGTATCCCGCCTGAGAAGCGGATGCACCTTCTGAACCAGGCGCTGCGTCAGATCCGCAACGAATACGACCTCGCCGCCGAGCATCACCGCATCGAGCGCAGGGATGAGGATATCCGCAACGCTGAAGCGGTGGGGCAGGCATGATCCGCCCGCATGTCCGACCGCTGATACGGGCATTCTCGGACTCGGCCCTGCCGGCGCACGACCTGCTTGACGATGCGATCAACCTGCTCGGTGTCGAGCCCCGGCACTATTGGGACTTTACCCAAAACCGGGCGCTGTTTGCCGGGGTGGACGTTGGCCCTGTCGCCTCAACGCCGGGCTGGAGCGCATCAGCCCTCAACCTCAGCGCCCGTGGGATGCTCATGGACGGGGTCAGCACGGCGATCATCACCTCGCCGGGCGTTAATTATCCTCTCTCACTTTGGGTCGAGATCGAGCGCGTGACCGACGCCGGGGCGGCGGAATCCATCATGCAGATTGACGCAAACACTGATAACGACCGCGCCCTGCTGAGGATAAACGCATCCGACCTCGCCGTCGCCACCATGACCGCAGCAACAATCACGCAAGGCGCCCCTTCAGTTACGGGGTCAGTCCCGCTGGCGACAGTAACAAAGATCGCGGGGCGGTTCGCGACGAACAGTATTCAGGCCTGCCGCAATGGCACGCTGGCGACGGAAGACACTGTCGCCACGGTTGCAGCGACCCCGACACATATCAGGTTCGGGTTCTTGGCGGCGGGCACATCGCCTTTCTTCGGCTACATCCGCCGCGCCGCTGTGTTCAACAGCGCGCTCAGCGACGCCAACCTCCAGACGATCACCAGCTAGGCCTTCACTGAAAGGACCGTCATGCAACGCACCTTTACGGCGGTTGACCAGTTCAGCCAGACGCTCACCATTCTCGGCCCCATCACCATCGGCGTCTACATGGCCGGGGCCAACACTCTCCTGATCCAGCAGAACGTCGCCGGTAACTGGGTGACCATGGATGACGGCACGCTGACGACCAGCACGAGCGTCACCCTCGATCCGGGCGGCGTGCCGATATACTGCCGGATCTACAATTCCGTCCACGCAGCCAATGCCACCGTGGACGTAGTCGGCAACTTCCTTGCCGATGAAATCACCGTCCTGACCGGCGGCGATTCCATTCTCATGGAAGATGGCGATGACCTGCTCGTTGAAAGTGGCGATTACCTTGAGTTGGAGGCAGCCTGATGGGCTCGAAGATTAGTGATCTAACGGCCCTGACCGGGGCCGATTCCGCAACTGGCGACCTGTTCCCTATCGTGGACGTTTCGGCGGGCACATCTGGGACAAAGAAAATCACCCGCGCCGAAGCCGAAATCGCGCTGCGCAATGCAGCCACCGCGGCGCGCATGGTCTCGGTCGGCGGTACCGCCCTGACCCTGACGCAAGCCACCCATGACGGGCGCACGATCAAGCTCGACCATTCGGCCGCAGCCTCGACCGTCACCCTTCCCGACGCTACCGGGACCGGGATGGTCTTCGAGTTCATCGTGACCGCCGTGAACACGAACAACCATCTGATCAAGGTTCCCGATGCCTCGAACGTGATGAAGGGCGTCGTCATGATGCTCGACAACGATTCGAACGCAGCCACGGCTTACGCAGCGTCAGGCACCGATGACACGATCACGCTCAACGGCACGACCACGGGCGGCCAGATTGGCGACTGGCTGCGACTGGTCGATATCGCGGCTGACACCTGGCACGTTTCCGGCGCGCTTCTCGTGCCTGCCGGCTCAAACGTCGCCGATCCCTTCTCGGCCACCGTCTAAGCGTAGGAGTGAAAAACAATGGCGCGTGTCGTCGAACTAGCCCGCCGCGATTTCAGCGGCGACTTCACAGCGGGAGGCTCTGCCCGCACCCTGACCGCCTTTGATGCTGGAAAAACCATCCAGCTCGACACGGCAGCAGGAACCACCATCACCCTCCCGGCCGCGCTGGGAACCGGGAACGAATACTACTTCGTCACCACGGTCATCGCGACCAGCAACAGCCACGTCATCCAGGTTGCAAATGCAACGGACGTGATGACGGGCGCCCTGATCGTCGTGGACAACGCAGACGGCACGGCCACCACCTTCGGGACTGTCGCAGCCTCCGACACCATCACGCTCAACCGCACCACAACGGGCAGCGTGAAGATCGGTGAGCGCATCTGCGTCAAGGACGTGAAAGCCGGCTTCTGGTCGGTGTGGGGCGTCATCATCGCAACCGGCTCCGAAGCCACTCCCTTCTCAGCCGCAGTAAGCTAACCCGCGACAACCTTCCCTAGCGGAAGGATCGCACAGCGAGGCCCTGACAATGGCCAAAACCATAACGTCAACGCGCGCGAAATGGCCTAGCGACGCTCCAGAGCGTCGTTCGGTCGCCAGCCTCGTGCCGTATGCACGCAACGCCAGAACGCACTCAGACGCACAGGTGGCCCAGATAGCGGCCAGCATCCGCGAGTGGGGCTGGACGAATCCGGTGCTGATCGATGAGACGGGCCGTCAGTGCTTGGCCATCGAGCTGGCCCCTGAGTACGTGGACGTCGCCGTCAAGCGCTGGCAGGCGTTCACGGGCAAGGACGCGACCCTCGACGGCACCGACCGCACGTTCAACGAGATCGCGGAGGAACGCCATGTCCCGGCCTAAGAAGGGGCAGGAGCATCCTCGCGAGGATTTGCACCCGAAGATCAAGATCATGTCGGCCATCGGCATCCCGCACGCGCAGATTGCGGGCGTGCTGAAGATGGGGCTGGACACGCTTCACAAGCACTACAGAGACGATCTCGATTATGGCGCGACGGAAGCTAATACGGTTGTCGGCGGCAAGATATTTGAAGCGGCCAAGCGCGGGGAAAGCTGGGCGTGTAGCCTCTGGGCAGCCAAGCGCATGGGATGGCGCGACACGACTGATCTGAACATCAACGGGTCTTTGACCATTACCAGAGTTGAGCGCTCGATTGTCCACCCTGACAATTAAGACCGCCAAGGTCTTCGAGCCGCTTCTGCATCCCAAACGCTACAAGGGAGCCCATGGCGGCAGGGGGTCGGGCAAGTCTCACTTCTTCGCGGAAAGCCTGGTTGAGGATGCCATACGCTTCCCCGGCCTGCGCGCCGTCTGTATCCGCGAGGTGCAGAAGTCGCTGGCGGAAAGCGCCAAGAGGCTGATCGAGGACAAGATCCAGACGCTTGGCGTCGGCACGCTGTTCAACGTCCTCAAGACGGAGATCGGCACGCCGGGCGGCGGGGTCATCCTGTTTCAGGGTATGCAGGACCATACAGCCGAATCTATCAAGTCGCTGGAAGGCATGGACCGGGCATGGATCGAGGAAGCGCAGACCCTCAGCGACAAGAGCTGGCGGATGCTGCGCCCGACTATCCGTAAGGACGGCTCGGAAATCTGGGCAAGCTGGAACCCGCGCCTGAAGGTCGATCCGGTCGATAAGTTCTTCCGCTCACAGAAAGGCGATCCGGCCATTGCCTGCGTGCAAGCCAACTGGCGGGATAACCCATGGTTCCCCAAGGTGCTCGAAGCTGAAAGGCAGAGAGACCTGAAGAACGATCCTGATGCCTATCCCCATGTCTGGGAGGGCGACTACGTCACCATTCTTGCGGGAGCGTATTATTATGCCGCTCTCAAGGATGCCGAACGGGAAGGGCGCATCGACTTCGTTCCGGTGGACCCCAACCTGCGCATTTATGCTTGCTGGGATATAGGCGGTCCCGGTCGGAAGGCCGACGCAATGACCATCGTCATTGCTCAGTTCGTTGGCCAGAAAATCAATGTGCTCGACTACTGCGAGGGCGTTGGACAGGTTTTGGGCTATTACACCGACTGGCTGCGCGAGCGCGGCTGGTCCAAGGCGTTTTGTATCGTCCCGCACGATGCCGCGCAGACGCACGCAGATAACCCGACCGGAATAGACTTTGAGGCGCAGCTTCGGGCCGCAGGGTTCCAGACCCGTAAGATTCATAGTCCGCCCGGCATCATCATGCAGCGGATCGCGACCACGCGCCGGCTGTTCCCGCGCATCTGGTTCAACCGGGAAAAGACCGAAGGATTACGCGCCGCGCTGGGCTGGTTCCACGAGAAACGAGACGAGGAACGTGGCATTGGCCTCGGACCTGATCATGATTGGGCGATCCATGGCGCAGACGCCTTCGGGCTCATGTGCATCGCTTACGAAGAGCCGAGGACAACCGTGCAGAAACTGGCCCTTCCCACCTTTGGCGCTGTCTGATGGCCTATAGCGATACATCCGCCCCCGAAGCCGAGGAGATGAAGCTGGGCGATGCCGAGCTTCTGTCCATCCTCAAGGCCGAGAAGCTCAACAGCGTCGGCTTCGAGAACGGCACGGAACTGGAGAAGAAGCGCAGGAAAGCGCTCGAATACTCCAAGGGCGAGATGAATGACGTCCCCAGCCTGCCCAACCGTTCCAAGGCGGTAAGCACGGATGTGGCCGACGCCATCGAAACGGTCCTGCCCGACCTCATCGAGATATTCACCGGTGGGGAGGATGTGGCCTCCTTCGATGCGCAGGGCGAGGAGGATGAGGAAGCCGCCAAGCTGGAGATGGAATACGTCCAGTACGTGGCCTTCCGTAAGCTCAACGGCTGGCGCCTGCTCTATACGGCCATCAAGGATGCACTCCAGGTCGACACCGGCATCATCGAGACATGGTGGGCGGACGAGGAAAAGACCGATGAGCAGACATTCGAGGGCATTACTGCGCCCCAGCTGATGATGCTGGAGCAGGACGGCTATGAGATAATCGAGCGGGAAAGCCTCGGTCCGGCTGTGGATGGCGTTGAGCTGTTCCGCGTCAAGGCGATGATGACCTATGACGCTGGCTGCATCAAATCGGCCAACATCGACCCGACTAACCTTTCGGTTGCACCTGACACAATCAACATTGCCGACGCCACTTATTGCGTGGTGCGCAGCTATCCAAGGGCGCAGAGCCTGATTGATCAGGGCTTTGACCCCAAGCTGGTGGCGAAGCTGCCGGACTACCCGAACAAGGGGGATGAACAGACCGAGCTGAGCCGCGACCTTGCCAGCGAGAGCGATGCAACGGCCGGCGGGGCGAGCAACAAGCTCCTCCGCACGGTGCAGGTTCTGAAGCATTGGGTCAGGATCGACGCCAACGACGATGGCAAGACCGAGCTGTGGCGTATCCAGACGGATGACCAGTGCTCGATCATCCTCGATAAGCGGCAGGTGAACCGGATCGGGCTGGCGGTAGGCACGCCCTTCATCCAGACCCACCGCTTCTATGGCCAGTCGCTGGCTGACAAGCTGACGGAGATACAGAAGATCAAGACGGCCCTCGTTCGCATGATGCTGGACAGCGGCTATTTCGCGATGAACCAGCGGGTCGAGATTGCGAAGGACCTCGCCTCGGAAGAGACCGTCGATGACGTGCTCAGGAACGAGCCGGGCATGCCGATCCGGGTTCAGAAGCCGGGCGCGGTGACGGCGATACAGGCCGGCCAGCTTGGCTTCGATGTGCAGACAGCGCTGGAATACGTCTCGACCATGGCCGAGCAGCGTTCGGGCATTGTCCGCAATGCGCAGGGGCTCAATCCCGACACGCTGCACGACACGGCCAAGGGCGCAATGGCGCTCATGTCGATGGCGCAGAAGCGGGTGCGGATGATTGCCCGCGTGCTGGCGGAAACGCTGGTCAAGGACTGGTATCTGAACATTCACGCGCTGAGCCGCACGCATAACACGCGCCGGGAGAAGATCAGGCTGCACGGGAAAGCGCCTGTGGACATCGATCCGAGCACGTTTGGCGAGCGTGCGGACATGGTGATCGAGGTCGGCGTCGGCTCTGGCGGGCGCGAAATGGAACTGATGGTGATGGAGAAGATGCTGGGCTTCCAGTCCCAGGTCATCCAGATGCAGGGCGGCTTGAATGGCCCCATCGTCACCGCGCCTAATGGCTATGAGCTTCTGAAGCGGTTTACGGAGCGGGCAGGGTTCAAGAGCCCGGAGCTTTTCTGGACTGATCCGAGCACGGCCCCGCCTGAGCAGCCCAAGCCCGACCCGGCCATGGCCAAGGTGGAGGCGGATGCAAAGGCGAAAGAGGCCGAGCTTCAGATGACTGGCCAGATGAAGGCGCAGGAACTGGAAGTCTCGACGCAGGCCAAGCAGGCTGAACTTGCCATGAAGGCGCAGGCTGACCAGCAGAAGGCCGAGACCGAGATGCAGGCCATGCAAATGAAGCTGGCCGCTGAGCGCGAGCTTGGGATTATCCGTCTACAGCAGGAGCGCGAACTGGCCATTCTCCGCATGGCGCAGGAAAAGGAACTGGCCATCTATCAGGCCGACCTCAACCATCAGGCCGCCTTGCACGCCAACGAGAAGAAGGCCGAGGTCCAGCGTGAGGCCAAGTCCTTCCGGCCGGGCGGGAGCCTTGCCGAATGAGCAATAACATCCAGCGCGCCGTTTTCGCCAAGGAAGCCCTTGAGGTCACGGGCGAGGCGTTCGAGACCGTGCGGGAACGGATGCTGAAGGCTGTTCTCGACGCCGACAGCGAGCCCAAGGCGTGGCAGGCATTGCTTGCCCTGCGTGGTCTGGAAGCCGCCCGGCGCCAGCTCCAGAACTTTGTCGATACCGGATCGATTGAACGCGAAGCCGCCAACCGGCGGGCAGCGGACTAACCCCGAGGAAAACCATGTCAGACGTTACAACCGCCCCTGTGGCGGATAGCGCCCCCTTGTCCATTGAACAGGCCGTCAAGCGCCAGCAGGAATTGCGCGCTTCGGCCAGAGAACCAGAACAACCCGCTGAGACCGAGGCCGATGCCGCGCCCGTCGAAGCCGAGCCAGAGATCGAAGCCGCCCCCCAAGCGGTTGACGACGCCGGAGAGGAGCCCACAGAGGCCAACCTTGAGGGTGAGCAGCAGGACGAAGCCGAACCGGCCCCGCCGGCAATCGAGCCCCCTGAATTTTGGGATACCGAAGGCAAGGAACACTTCGCCAAGCTTCCTCCCTCCGCTCAACAGGCGGTTGTGGAATACGAGAAGCAGCGAACGAAAGCCGTTGCCAAGGCAATGCAGGAAGCGGCCACTGTTCGCAAGACCTCCGAAGCCAAGCTCAAGCAGCTCGACCAGGTCATCGATACGATCAGTGCGCAGGTCGCAGACGAAGCCGCGTATTTTGATCAGTGGGAAGAATGGCTGGACAGTCCACAGGCTGCACAGCTCAAGTCCGCTGACCTCAATGCGTACAATGCCGAGATCGCCCGTTATCAGGCCGAGAAGCTGGAATACACCCGCAAGCAGGACAAGCTGTCCCAAGCCGAGCGGTTGAAGTTCGAGCAGTTCGCAGCCGAACAGGCAGAGCTTCTCAAGACGGTCGCACCGGAACTGGTCGATCCGAAAGAGGGCCGGCAGCGTTGGGCTGACATGACAACCCATCTGCACAAGCTCGGCGTGCCGAACGAGCAGATCCGCACCATTTCTGCGCTGGAGGCGTCTATCGCCTACAAGGCCATGCTCTGGGATCGAGCACAGGCCAAGGCGAAAGAGACGCCCAAACCCAAGCCGAAGCCCGCAGGCCCGTCCGCTTCACCGGCAGGACAAGGTCGGCAGGGCTCCCCATCAGACGCTCGTATCAAGCAGCTCAATTCCAAGCACTCGCTGACCATTGAGGAAGCGATGGAGCTGCGACGGCTCAAACGTTCATAAGGAACCCCTTTCATGGCTGCCCCTACCAATGCGCTCCTGCGCGCCGCCGTCGTTGGCGAACGCGAGGACCTCGAAGACACGATCTACAGGGTGTCGCCCGAAGCGACCCCTTTTACGTCCAACATCGGCAAGATGAAGATCAAGAACGTTCTGCACGAGTGGCAGATCGAAAGCCTTGCCAACCCCGACGCCACCAACCAGCAACTGGAAGGCGACGACATCGGCACGCACACGGCGGCGCACCAGCCGTCCCGCATTTCGGTCTATGCCGGTATCTTCCGCAAGGACGGGGCGCTGTCCCGTACCGTGCAGGAATCGGATCGCGCGGGCCGTGCGGACGAAATGGACTACCAGAAGATGATCCGCGGCATCGAACTGCGCCGCGACATGGAAGCCCGCATGATCGGCAACTATGCCTCGAACGCGGAATCTGGCCCGACCCCGCGCCGGACAGCGGGCGCCCTGGCATGGGTCGCCACCAACGATGCGCTCGGTTCGGGCGGTTCGTCCGGCGGCTGGGCCTCGGCGGGCGTGGTCAATGCGGCCTCCAACGGCACGCAGCGCACCTTCACCGAAACGCTCCTCAAGGGCGTGCTGGTGACCGGCTTCACGAATGGCGCGAAGTACAGCCAGGCGTATATGTCCGGCACGCACAAGCAGCTTGCCTCGGCCTTCACCGGTATCGCGGACATCCGCGCGACCGTGTCGGGCTCGTCTCAGGCGACGATCTATGGCGCGGCCGATACCTACGTCTCGGACTTCGGCCAGATCAGTTTCATCCCGCACGAATACGGGCTGACGCGCGACGTGCTCCTGATCGATCCGTCCGGCTGGGCGGTCGGCACCTATTCCGGCGTCCAGACTGTGACGCTGGCGAAGAACGGCGACTCTGATCGCTGGATGACGGTCTGTGAAAAGGCCCTCATCTGCAAGAACGAGAAGAAGGGCGCAGTTATCCGCGACCTCACCTGATCCTGACAACTGACTGACGCGACAAGGGGAGGCCAGTCACGGCCTCCCCACCGCATTTTAGGAGATACCCCATGACCGAACAGGTGCTGGAGACAGCCGAAGAGGTCGAACGCAAGGCGCAGGAGGCGCGCAAGCTCCTGCTTGCAGAGGCAGGCGCGCTAGGCGTCACGGGCATTCGCAAGAATGCGTCGGACGAGTCCATCCGCATCGCCATTCAGCGCAAGCGGGACGAGATCATGCAGGCCGCAGCCATCAAGGCGGCCGAGCACAAGATCAGGGAGACTGTCCCGGTCGATACGGTGTCTGTCCGCGTGCTGAAGGCGGGCGACAACCGTATTTCAACGGGCATTCACATTCCGGGCAAGGGCGACCTGTTCCATCCGCGTGGGACGGTGCTGGTGATGCCAAGGCCCCAGGCCGATGCGCTCGAAGCGCGCGGCTTCGTGGAGATTACAAGCGATGCAGTTAACGAATGAGGCGGTTCCGATCCCTGCGGGTTTCCGGCATCTCCTGACGACGGCTGCCGGCTGTCACTGGTTCGTGCGCTATGAGCACGACGCCAGAGGCAACATCATCGGACGCGAGTTCGCGATGTATGCCGATGTGCAGCCCATCCTTGACCGCAACGGCGCGATGGCCCGCCACAATGATGGCTGGTCCACGGACAAGGACAAATTCATGCGGCGGGCCGCGTCCGTGCCGTTCGCGCTGATCAACAAGTGGAAGATCGAGGAGGGCTGGGATTATCTCTCGGCCGATCCCGATCAGCAGCGCAAGGCCCGGCAGAAGCTCAACAGCCGGGAGTTCCACAAGCTCAGAACTGCGGATTGGACCGTCTGATGGGCATCACCTTCTCGGACCCGGATGCGGATTCTGACGTCGATACGACGTCATGGGCGGCGGTCACGCGCGCGGCGGGGTTTGATACCTTCGCCGCATCGCCCACAAGCGCCAATCTGAAGGCGCTGGTCACGGACCTGTCCTATCCGCGTGTCGTGCCGACCTATGCGGCCATGACGGCGCTGAGTGCAGCCAATCTCAGCGACAACATGGTGGTCAAGGCGACGGCGCGGGCTGTCGATGACGATGGTGGCGAGCAGGAGTTCGTCTGGGATGCGTCCGCGACGGATACGGACGATGACGCCACCGTACTGGCGCATGACACGATCACGCCGGGCCGGTTCAAGGCGCTCAACATCATCGGGCGCAGCTTTGTCCGGCTGGAGCAATGGGGCGCAGACGGCACGGCGGCCAACGACCGGGCAGCGTGGCAGGCATGGGCGGCCAGCGGCAAGATATGCGAGTTGAGGCCCGGCCGCACATATCTGCTTGATCGCGGGCTTTCCGTTGTCTCCAACAGCCGCCTGATTGGCAATGGCGCAACCGTGCAGATCCAGGTCGGCTCGGGCGGGTTCAACTCCACGGATCGCGCCGACAAGTTCAACGCCAACAGTCAGAACACCTGCGCATTTTATGCGCTTGCCCGCGAGAATGTCGCCTTCCACGACATCGTCTTCACGGCGTCGGCATCGACTGAGCGGGTCGTGCAACTCATTCAGGCCCGTGACGGGTTTGACGATACGCAGTTCCACACCAGCAACATTCTTGTCCGCGACATGAACGTCCACGCTGGCGGTGGCCTGATCGGGGTGCATTCGATTGGCGAGGGCGCGTTCCTGATCGAGAACATTCGCGGCCTCGATTGTGGCATCACCGGCACGACGTGGACTACCGGCACGCCGCAGCTAACGCTTGTTGAGGCTGATTCAGACCTTGTCTCGACCACGCCGTCACGGCCCGGCGGCACGATCCGGCGTATCCGTGCGAAGAACTTCCTGTTCAGCGGCAACGCACTGACGACCTACGGTCAGGAGACTGACCTTGTCACGCTGGCGGGGGCCACGCTGGCGGGCAAGTGTCTCGGCCACAACGTGGACGATCTCTTTGCCGATGGCATTGGCGAGGTGCTCGACTGCTTCGCGAATGGCGCTCGCATCAGCAACATCCGGGGCGAAAACGTTATCTTTGTGCTGAAGCTGATTCACGGGGCCCGTTATTGCGTTGCGACCAACATCAGCGGCAGCGGTATCGGTCGGGGTTCGGTCGGCGGGGCTCTCATCACGATTGCCGGTACTGGCACAGCCAGCAGCGGCGACACGATGAACAACGTGATTTCGACCTGCACGGTGGAGAGTTTCGCGGTCAACGACAGCAGCGCTGTACTGTTTCAGGAAAATACCGGAACCGTTGGCGTTCCCAAGCGCAACACCATCATGGGCCTGCGTGTGCTGGGTGACTCCAACGGCGACCAATATGTCAAGGACAACTGCACGACCGACGCCGACAACGACAACCGCGTCTATCTGATCGACGGAAGCGCGGCGGGAACAAAGACGGTCAGCATCGTCCACGCCGACAATACGAAAGTCCACGCCGTCAACCGCGCGCATACGCAGCTCAGTCTCGGCGCGAATCAGGCGGTCACGACCCTTGCAACTCTGGATTTCTCGGTCGCGACCGTGGACCCCGAGGGAATCGCAGACACAGCCAACGACAAGGTGGCGCCCAAGTGGCCGGGGCTCTATCTCGTGGAAATCGGCCTGCGTTTTGCGACCGATCTGGACGATCAGGACACGGTGGAAATCCGCTGCGTCGGTGGCGGCGTCACGCAGGTCACACGCACGACCATCGCCAAGAGCGCAGAGCAGGACATTGTCCGCGCAAGCTTCCACGTTCTTATCAAGGAACAGGACATCGGATCCGCAACAGCGGACATTTACGCGCAATGCGCGGTTGAGGGCGCCACTGACGCGACCGTGCTGGCGACGGTGGATCGCACCGGCATGTGGCTCACGCGGGTCGGATAATGACAACAGCAATCACGTCGGCTAACTCGTCCACGACCAGCCAGCTCCTGCTTGCTGCGGACGCGACACGCACGTCCGTCACGCTGGAGAACACCGACGCCAACACGCTCTATGTGGCGCTTGGGCAGGCTGCGACGACCTCCATCGGCGGCTATACCTTCTCGCGCAACTACGGCGCCAGCGCGACCCTGACGCCGCCTGAAAGCTATCAGGCCATCTATGGCATCTGGAGCGCAGACGGGTCTGGCGGGGTCACCATCACCGCCGTTACGGACCCCGTGCAGGATGATAACGGGGCCATTTCCACCTATGCCGAATTGAAGACCGCGATTGCCGCCTGGCTGAAGCCCGGCACGACGCTGCCGACCGAGGAAACTGCGTCCCGCATCCCCGAATATGTCGCGCTGTTCGAGGCCGAGGCCAACCGCGTGCTGCGGACCCGCGACATGGAGTCGGTTGATACCGCCCTTGCCGTGACCAGCGGCTCGGCCACCATCCCAACTGGAATGCGCCAGATTACCTCGATCAAGAACGTTTCGACGCCCTATAACGAGATCATCTACATCCCCGTTGACACGTTCGAGGGGCTTTATCCCTACAGCACGAGCGAACTGCCGTTCTATTACACGGTTGAGGGCTCGACCCTGCTGTTCTACCCGGCGCAGACCACGACAGTCCGGGTCCGCTACAAGCGCGGATTGACCGCGCTCACCAACGACAACGATTACAACTGGCTCCTTCGGAAGCATCCCGACGCCTATCTCTATGGCGCCCTCATCAATGCGGATCGGCGGCTGATTGACCCGGAGCGCATCGGGCTGGTGGAGCCGCGCTATCGCGAGGTCATGCGCCAGATCCAGCACGAGGAGGCATTTGTCATCGGCATGGGGCTTCGTCCGCAGCCGAGCGCGAGCTTCGTCGCCTGATGTTCCTGAAGCTCACACTTCAACCAGGCCTCTACCGGAACGGTACGGCCTACCAGAGCGCAGGACGTTGGTATGACGCCAACCTTGTGCGCTTCTTCGAGGGCCAGATCAGGCCAATGAAGGGCTGGGAGACGGGGCTCACGGGAACACTCTCAGGTACGCCACGTGCGGCCCATGCGTGGAAGGACAATGAGGGCGACAGCTTCGCAGCCTTCGGGACAGTGACTTCGCTCTATGCCCACGACGGCACGACGCTGGACGACATCACGCCGGAAGCTGCGGTCTCGATCCTGCTTGAAGACGGAACGGAGCTTGATACCGAGGGCAGCGAGCCTTTGTTGCAGGAATCGGGGTTCGACAGCGGGGCGGACAGCTCCACATGGACGCTGGATAACTTTGGCGAGCTTCTTATCGCCTGCAATGACCATGAGCAGACCATCTATGAATGGCAGCCGCGCGGCGGGCTGGATGCAACGGCCATCACAAATGCGCCCGATGCCAAGGCGATCTTTGTTACCAATGAGCGGTTTATCATAGCCCTTGGGGCTGATGGCGATCCGCGACGGGTGGCATGGAACGATCAGGAAAACCGAACTGTCTGGACGGCAACCAGCACCAACCAGGCGGGCGACCTCAACCTGCAAACGGCAGGCGTTGCCATGTGCGGGGGCAAGGTAAGGTCAGGCGGGCTCATCTGGACGGACACTGACCTGCACCTGATGCGCTATCAGGGCTTTCCCGACATCTATGGGATTGAACGGGTCGGAAATAATTGCGGCATCATCGGCCGGCACGCCTTCTTCATCGTGGACAGCGTGGCCTACTGGATGGGCCAGAACGGCTTCTGGCGTTATGTCGGATATGTCGAGCCTCTCCCGTGCGACATCAGCGACGACGTGTTCCGCAACCTCAACACGACCTATCGCAACAAGGTCTGGTGTCAGCACTTTCCGCAGTTTGGCGAAGTCTGGTGGTTCTATCCAAGGGTCACCAACCTTGCGCTGGAGGATGGCGAAGACCTGCTGCTTGAAAACGGCGACACGCTGGAGGCTGAGGGCGGGGCGGTCGAGTGCTCTCATGCGGCGATCTACAATTACCGCGAAGGGCACTGGAACCATACTGAACTGCCGAGGCTCTGTGGATTTCCAGAGGGCGCTTTTGACTGGCCGGTGATGGTCAACGGCTCGGGCGCAATGCTGAAGCACGAGACGGGCTGGTCCTTCGACAGCGCAATCCGCAGGGCGGTGTCGGGGCCTGTGGAGCTGGGCGAGGGCGAGCGCCGGATGCAGATCGACGAGTTCATTCCTGATGAACTGACGCAGGGCGATTGCGAGGTGACGTTCTACACCCGCGAATATCCCAACGCGACGGAATACACGATTGGCCCCTTCAATGCCGCTGACCGGGTCGGCGTCATCACCACGGCAAGGCAGGCGCGGATTGAACTGAGAGCCGAGAGCGGAACGGAGGATTTCAGGGTCGGCGCATACCGTGTGCAGGCCAAGGCGCGGGGGCGGTATTGATCGAGCCCTCAAAAGCCTACACGCAGCAGAACGAGTTCGAGCATCGGGACGAGGTCGAGCGCGAGCTTATCCAGAAGCACGACAAGCGCGCTGATGTGATCATCCCCTACGGCAAGAAACTCGGCTTCACCGGCCTCAATGGCGAGCAGGTGACGCTGATCCTCAACGCAGACGGCGCCTTCACCATCGATGCCGGCACGGGGATTGTGCGCTTTGCAGGCGACCTTGAGGTGACGGGTTCGGTCACGGTGGGCGAGGTCCGCTGGCCCGTGGCCCTGCAGCCGGCCTATCTCTATGCGGCTGACGGGGCGACGATTGAATGGGCGGACGGGGCGGCCCTGAGTCAGATCCCGCTGTATACGATCACGGTTCCAAGCGGCGTTGCGCTGGCGGCGGGCGAGGCATGGGAAGCCCCGACGATCCAGAATGCGACGACGACGGGCGGCACGCTGCGGCTCAAGATATCGACGCCAGGCGCGACCTCCACGACGACGGACAACACGGACAGCGCGGGCGGGGTTGGCGATCCTGACCGGGTGATGCACAAGTCGGTGAGTGCGGACGCCTATAACGGCATCTACACTTTCACCTTTTCGGGGACCATCGACATCGAATCCGAGCCCATGGGCGGCGGGTCTTACTATCATGATGGCGCGGTGACGCTCTCGACCTGGTTCAACGATGGCGGCGGCTGGGATGAGGGGCCTACCGTGGTCCTGACTGCGGCGAATGTGCTTGGCTACAGTTTCAGCACGGCCAACCTCACCGGCAATCGGGCTTTTACCAACGTTTCCAAGACCGTGACATGGGCCAATGCGGTGGGCCAGCATGGCGGAACCGAGTTCGGTGCGAGCTATGAAAGCGGTGGGTCGCTGACTGACCTTGTGAGTGTCGCCTACACCACGCAGAGCACATCCGGCGTCCGCACGGGTTCGCCCAACGGGGAGACGGCGACCATCATCGTAACGCCGCAAAACTCGGCATGAGCAACCGCGTGGAATGTCCAACCTGTGGACGGCTGAAGCCTGATTTCGCGATCAGGGCGGGGCGCTGCAAGGATGATGAGTGGGACGAGCAGCACCTTGGCGAGACGCGGGCGTCTCAGAGCTGGGAAAGGCGCAAGGCGGACAATGCCAGAAACGAAAGACCGGCTTGAAGAGTTCCGGCCGCTCATCGAGCGGGCGCTGGAGCGGACGAATGGCGAATGCACATGGGAGCAACTGGCCCATGAGGTGCGGGAAGGCCGGGCAATGCTGTTGCCGAGCAAGTCGGGCAATTCCGTTGCCGTGCTCCAGATCGTGCATGACCTGCATGTCTTCACGGCCTCGGGCGATCTCGACGAGCTGATGCAGATGGAAGCGGATGTGACGGACATGGCGCGACGGCAGGGCTTCGACCGGATGACAATGATCGGCCGCAAGGGCTGGACACGTGTGTTGGGATTGCGCGGGTGGACGCCTGAGCATTCCCTGGTGAAGGAGCTTTAGATGTCATTCGGGAAATCAAAGCAGAAAAGCTCGCAGGAGCTGAACCCGTGGGCCAAGCAGCAATGGACTGACCAGACGCGCGGGATGCAGCAGCAGGTCGATGCCTACACCTCGAAGCCGTTCAACCCCTACACGGGCCAGATGGTGGCGGGTCAGACGGCGACGGAGACGAACGCGCGCGACATGATCGCGAACAACACTTACGACCCGTCCAACGTCTCGAAGTATTTCAACCCCTATGAGCGTGACGTGGTGGACGCGGCGGGCGCGTATTACGATCAGTCATTGCAGGGCAATCTGGCGCAGAACAATGCGCGTGCAACCCAGGCAGGGGCGTTCGGCGGCTCGCGTCATGGCGTGGCCGATGCCGAGCTGATGCGTCAGAACACGATGGACAAGTCCAACATGATGGCGAACCTGCGCTATCAGGGCTACCAGAATGCGCAGGATGTCGGTTTCCGCGATGCGCAGAACCGCAGGTCTGATGCGGCGATGCTGGCGCAGTTCGGGGCGACCGAGCGCGAGATCGAGCAAGCGCGGTTGCTTGCGCAGCGTGCCGAGTTCGACCGTCAGGCGGCGGAAGAATACCGCAATCTCATGCTCCAGCTTCAGACGCGCGGAAACATCCTCGGCTCAACCCCGATGCTGGTCAATTCGACGGGCAAGAGCAGCGGGTTCAGGTTTGATCTGGGCGAAATGCTCAGCGGAGGCGGCTCGAACGGTCAAGGCGGGGGTGGCTGATGGCAGGGCTTTTTGGCGGGGGTCTTGAGCGCATCAGGCGTCAAGCTGGGTACCTCGCTCCGCGTGTTGCGCGCGAAGAAGAACGCATGACACCTGCGCCCATCATGCAGGGCACGCAGGCCCGCACGCGCGATGAGGCGCAAATGGGCGGCCTGATCGGAGGCTCCTACAAGAGCCCCCGCGCGCAAGGCTGGTGGAACGAGATCATGGCCGATCCGTTCACGGCGCTGCTCGCGGGCCGCAACGGGCTTGACCGGAAGTATGAAGCGCAGGCTGCGGAGGATGAAGCGCGGCGCATGGCTCCTCAGATGCAATGGATGGAGCAGTTCACTCAGGGTCTCCCCGATCAGCAGCGCTTCGCGGCCATGACGGCTCCGGGCGATCTGGGCAAGGAGTTCGCCAAGGGTGCGGCGCCGCAGACTGGCACCTTCTGGGATGGCAGACAGTGGAACCAGAAGCCGCAGGACATGATGACGGTTTCGGATGGCGCGGCCGTGTTTGATCCCAACTCCGGCGCTCCAGTGTTCAGCAACCGCGCGCCTCCTGGTCCGAAGTATTTCAACACCGGGCAGGCCGTTGTGTCTGTTGAGGGTGACAAGGCCAACGTGCTCTATCGCGATCCGCAGAATGCAGGAGGTTCGCAAGCCAGATTGCGCGCCGCCACTCCCGAGGAAGCGGCAAAGTACGGTCCACCGGGGACGATGGGTCAGATCGACATGACGACTGGTCGCTTCTACCCAACATCGCGTCCCAATCCGCAAACGGGCGGTCTTCCAACCGAAGGTGAGCGCAAGTTTGGCCTCTATGCTAAGACGGCGCGCGATGCTCTGGCCGACATTGAAGCTATCGAATTTGGTAACGGGTTTGAAGCTGATCCGACATTTGATCGCGGCGGGGAGTTAAACCCGTTCAACGGCACGGCGCGCAAATACGACCAAGCAATTGATCGCTTTCTTGACGGCTGGTCGCGCGCAATGACTGGCGCCGCCATGACGATGGACGAGAAACTATTCTATTACGGCATCATGAAGCCGACGTTTGGCGATGATCCAAGCGTCAGGAAACAGAAAGCCGCTGAACGTCGCGCCATGGTTGAGCGTCTGAAAGAAGCTGCCGCTCGTGGTTATACCGAGCCGGCCTCAGAACCCATCGTGCCAAGCCTGAGCCCTGACGAAGAAGCCGAACTTGAAGCCCTCCGGGCAGAGCTGGGAATGCAGTAAATGCCCCCACAACTGCAATCACCGCAATCGGCGCCAGACCCTCGCGCCGAACTTGAGCGGCTGCGCAAGGTCAAGCGCCTGCGCGAGCTTGAAGCGAAGGCGGCTGGTCAGCAGCCTGCGCAGCCCTCATTCTTCCAGCGCCAAGGCCAGCGCATGGTGGGCATGGGCACGCCGCAGGCTGCGGCTCCGTCTGCTCCTGATCCCAACGCGCCTAACCCGATCACGACGGCGATGCGCCAGAGTACGGCGCAGGTGAACAGCCAGTTCGCAGCGCAGAAGGCCGAGGAAGAACGTCGCAGGCAGGAGCGGCGCGAGGCGTCACGCGTCAACATGAGCGATTTCGTCCTGACGCACGACGACACGGGCCAGCTTCGCCCGGGCACTGAGGTTGACCGCGACATCGGAAAAACCATCACGACGATGCCAGCGGATGCCGTCAACGCTGCTTCAGGCGCTGCGCAGGGTCTCATCAATCTGCCGGGCGATGCGCTTCAGAGCGTCATGGGCGGCGAGCGCGTCATTCCGCGTGCTGACCTGCCGGAAATTCCCATACCGCAAGAGCTGGAATCGGTCGGAAGCCAGTTCACCCAGCCGATCATGCAATTCCTGATTGGTCGCGGCGTTATCGGAAAAGCGGCGCCCGGTGGCGGCAACTTGTCCAATGCATCGAAGGATGCAGCGACGGTTTTTGGCGCGTTCGACTCCGAGACCCCGCGCATCACGGAAACGCTTGCTGCTGACTTCATGCGTCAGAACGGCATGGGCTGGATGGCTGATCGCGATCCGAACAATCCCATGATGGAGCGGGTCAAGAACGCTATCGAGGAGATGGTTCTCGCTTACGCGCCCGTGGAAATCGCGCGCCGCACGCCGGGAGTTGTTGACGCTATAACGGGTGTCAATCGTGCTGCGCCCGTGCCTACCAATGCAGGAGGCGCTGCCGTCAGTGCGCCCCGCCGGCCGCCCTCAGTCGCCCCCCCCGTCGCTCCCGTCGCCCAAGCCCCGTCGTCTTCTGCCCTGACGCCAGAGCAGACGGCTACATGGCGAGGCCTCTGGGGTGAGGTAAAAGCTGCGGAAGCTGCGGGCGATCCGGCGCGACTGGCTGCGGCTCGCCAGGCTGTGCAGACAGCGTGGGACGCGCTGCCGGCAGGCGCTACAGACGAGGCCTACCGCATAAGCACGCAAGCCGTGCTTCAGCCCTCAGTCGCTCCCGTCGCCCAAGCCCCCGTCCCGCAGGGTCCGCCCCGGATGGCTCAGGCTGGGCCTGCCGGCGCGGGGCAACAGCCTCCCGCTGGTGGTCCCCAGCCCGTCCTTAACACTGTCCGCACGGCTCCGACCATCTCCAAGGCTCAGGCCAGAGAGGCCAAGGACACGGCTGTCATCCTCGGGCGCATCATGCGCTCCGGTGGCATCAAAAACGACGCTATACGTGGGTATTTGCCGGGACTGATACAGCGATATGAAAGCCTGGGTGATAGCCGCATTCCCCTTGCGCGTTTCATAGAACGTGATCTTCCGCAGCATTTTCCTGAAGGGATTGCGGGTGACGTCGTCACCAAGCTTCGCGGCTTTGGCCGGGAACGCCATGCGAGCACAGGCCCGAAGGATTCGTCGCGCTATACGGTACAGGACACCGTAAAATCGCTGCGTGGATCTCAACAGGACCATCTTACCGAGGTTATCCGAAGCAACACTTACCGGAAAGACCTGATCGACGCCGAGGACAAGATCAAGGCGGATATGCGCAAGAATGCTGAGGCTGGCTATGAAACAGCCCTTGCGAACGGCCTTGACCGTTTCACGCAGAACAGGGCGGCGCCGGATGAGGTCGCAGCCTTCGAGCAGATGCGAACCCTGATCGCGTCAGAGCCGTTCCTGTCGCGCGTTCCCGACCATGTGAAGGTCCGCGCCATTCGTGAGGGCAAGCCTCTGGAGGAGGCGATTGCCGCCGATCCTGTCCGCACGGCGCACTGGCTGCAATCGGCTTTGGGCAAGGCCGAGCGGGCGGCGCAGGGCATGGGCGGAAAGGCAACGCCGGAATCGCTGCTCTATAGCGAATTGCGCGAAGCCGTTCTCGACCCGCTGCAAAAGGCCGTGCCGGGCTACAAGGGCGCCCGAAGCGCCCACGGCGACCTGTTCGGGGCAGATGAGGCGCTGGAGTTCGGGGAAGACCTGTTTCTCGCCGCCCGTTCGGAAGTCGAGACGGCCCGCAAGGCGCGGGACTTTGGCAAGCTTTCAAAGCAGCAGCAGACCGTCGCGACAATGTCGATCCGCGACAAGCTGCTCAACGAGTTCCGCGGCACGCCAGAGGATGCAGCAGCGAAGCTCACCCGGATGCAGCAGGAAGGCGTCCTAGATGCTATCGAGCGCATCCTGGGGGCTGACGGCAAGCGCATCACGGCGGCCATTCGTGAGACGGTCGAAGAAAACGACTGGCTGAGATCGATCGATCAGGGATCAGGCTCGCCAACCTTTGCCAATGCTGCCGGCGCGCGCGATGCAGCCGAGAACGTCCGTGGTCCTATCAACAAGGCTGTGGGATCGCTCGGAGACAAGCGCACGTATCTAGGCGCCGTTGTGGGCGATGTGGTGCTGTCCAGCGTCGGCGTTCCGCCTGTCCTGACGGTCGGCAAGGCGACGAGCGACGTAGTCGGCGCCGCAGGCCGTCCCAGCGCTCGCCAGCTTTCCAACGCATCGAAGGGGCTGTTCGGGCTCCCTGAGCCGAAGGCGCCAGCCCCGCCGCCGACACGGGCGCCGCGTGGCCCGCGCAAGCCGAAAGCGCCGGAGCAGCTTGAAGCCGATCTGGAAACCCTGTTGAAGCGCTATGACGAGATCGACCATCGGAACAACCCGACCGAGTCGGCGCGCGTCCTGAAGCAGATTGACGCGCTGAAAAAACGGCTCGCCAAACCGCCCGCCACCACAGCCCCCAGCCGTCCGCCAGAGCAGGCGGGGTTCGTAACACCCAGCGCTCTGGCTCCCCTTGTTGGCGGAAGCGGTGGCCTTGCCTATGGCGAGTTCGCTCCGCTTCAGGACATGGATCGCGACGGCGATACGGACGCAGACGACCGGCAGGCCATGCGGATGAGCTATGGCTTGGGCGGCCTTGTCGGCGGCGGTCTTGCAGGAGCCGGAGCGAACAGGCTGCTAGGGCCGCGTCGTGGTGCGCCAAAGGCCGGGCCGCAGAAGCCCCCCGCTCAGGCCCCGCAGGCAAAAGCAGCGCCTGCCGTTGGACCAGACACGGTCAGCCAGACGCGGATTGGAAATAACCGCGACGTGGCGGAGATCGCCATGCCAGACGGTGGCGCGTTCAAGGTCAAGGCCGAAGTGTTCCCAGACCGCGACGCCGTTGTCATGTCGCCTACATGGCCAACAAACGACATGGACGACCTTGTTGGCGCACTCAAACATCAACAAAGCACCATGCGCGCCCGCGCGCGTGGAATGGACGTGGTGAACGATCCTCCGCAGTCGCAAAACTGGGCGCAACAAAACCCGCAGGAGTGGGCGCAGGCGCAACAGCAGATTGGAGACAGCTTCGTTCGTCTGGTTCGCTCGACCATGAAACCTGCGCATGTGCTGGCTCTCGCTGATGATGTTGACATCAACGGGCTGGCAACACGGATACAGCTTCAACTCCCGCCGGGCCGCGTTGTGATGGTCTCGCCATCGAACGGCGAGCTTGCAGTTGTGAGCAAGCAATATCTTGGAGAAAAGCCAGAGCAATTTGCGCGCTGGAAGACTTATAACGCGATTTACAACCAGAATAGCGGCTTGCTCCCGATGCCGCCAGCATGGGCGACGGATGGGCTTGATGCGCCGATGCGGCCGACCACCCCCAAGCCCCCCGTGCAGAGCGGCTTCGGGGGCGCTCCGACAAAGGGGCGGTCAGGAACTGCATCGCGCATGATCGCCGGCGGCGTTGTTGGCGGCATGGCCGGGTCACTCGCTGGTGATGCGCAAGCGCAAAGCACTGAGACAGCCACGCAACTTGATGCGGTCAACGAGCGCATCAAGCAACTCGAAGCCGATGCCAAAATCTTTGAGACCGGATCAATCCTGCAAATTCAGCAGCTTCTGCAACGTCGCGGCAAGGTCATTGCCGATGACGGGAAGATGGGTCCGCAGACGGCGGCTGCAATTCAGAAGGATCGGGACGAGACACGCGCGGAACTTGAAGCGGCCCGCAAGCGCCGCAGCGATCTGGAAAAGCAGGCAGCAACCGAAGCCACGCGCCCCAACGAAGCGCAGATGGCTTTGCGAGAGTGGGGGCCAATCCTTGGCGCTCTGGCTGGCCTTGGACTAGGCACAAAGCTCCGTAGCGGTGCAGTCAACAAGGCCGCGAAATCGGCTCCCGCGCAGATTGCAAAGGCCAATGCGCTCTTGACGCCTGGCCCCCTCAACAAGAGCCGCAACGCTGCCGCGCAGGCCGCTTTGAAGAAGCAGCCGGCCAATCTCAATGAGTTCTGGCAGCTTGGCGGGGCAAAGGACGCTGTGCCGTTTGATGTAGGCGCAGGCGGAAAATGGAAGCCGCGCAAGAAGTCTGACGTAATGCCGCCGAGCAAGCTTTATCCGAACCGCCGCATCCGTTCGATGGATGTCGGCGTGATGGCGGGCGGTGTTGCAGAAGGCGTAGGCGCTCAGTTCGCGGCATCGGCTTTGGAAGGCCAGATTGAGGAGGCGCGCGCTCTTGCCGAAAAAGAACCCACGCGAGCTAACCTTGCTCGCGTCGAAGCTCTGGAAGACCAGCACGCAATCGCCGTGCTCATGTCGCGGCTTGGCTATGGCGTTGCAGGCGGTCGCCTGATCGCCTCGCTCAAGATTCCTTATAAGGATGCTCGTCCTGATGTGGCGGCGGCGGACGCTGAGCGGGCTTTGCTTCTTGAGTACCTGAAGAAGGTGAAATGATCACCACCAGAGCGCCGATGACCGTCAGCGTCACGGCCAACCAGAGCGGCATCTGCCAAGCCCCGTAAGTGGGGAAAAAGCCGCCGACGCCGACCCCCAGACAAAGCAACCCGACTATCCACATGCCGCCACCTCTTAACCGAGGTTAACACATCGTGCCGGAGTTTTAAATGTCCCGTCTCCGCAACCGTCCTGACCGATTCACGTTCAAGGGCGACCCTTACGCATTCCACCGCATTCAGGATGGGGCAACGCTGGGGCGGCTTGATCCCTATGCTTCGACCGAGCAGCGCTGGCTTCTCCACTCCGGCCGCGTGCTGATGGTGACCGGTGCGGATGTTCGCGACATCACCGAGCAGGTGCATGGCATCAAGCTCCCGAC